AGATTATTTACACTTAAAGAAGATTGTTTGATGAGTTTAGTAATAGAGTAAATTTGCAGTAAAGGTGAATTTGCCTTAATGGTAAATTTGCCTTTATCTCATTGCCCTCTTAACTCTTTTAATGGCTTGTTTGTTGATCTCTTTATAGAGATTATTTTTAACCACCTTTTCAGACAACTTAAAGAAGTCAATAAGTTTTTTATGTTTAACAAATGGAGTGAATGCTACAAGCAATTTAAGACCTTCTCTACCCTTCCTACCTGTTCTTTGCCATATACCATAAGTACCCGAGCCCTTGCCTTTAGGCTTACCCATAAAACGAGTATTTGCCCTATCATTTCTATGAGTTTTATCTATTCTTGCCAATAAGCCTGTGCCATTTCCGCTCTTACTAGTGCCACCTTTAAGTTTTTGTATATTACCCGTAGTGCCAGCAAGTGGTAGCCCATCTCTTGTTGGTGATGGGTAGCCCTCTCTTCTAGCGTATTCATCCTCTCCAGTATAAATATAATAAAGGAACTTAGCGGCATAATCTTTAACAATCACTTGGGCTGATAAATCATATTTATTTGGTTTAGCATACTTATTAACAGCAACAGCGTTTATGCTTGTTTTCATTGGTTTGTTCAGTTTTTGTTTTAACTTATCGTTATTTGCCTTTGCCGCCAATTGAGCAGTTTTATTAATTCCTTCGGACATACTTTTAAGAAAAACTTTTTTCTCAATAACTTTCATTTCTTTTTGTAATTTTTTGAGATTGGTTTTTATTCTTATGTCCATTTTTGCCTTTTATAAATTTGCCCAATGGCTCTTGTTATCAAACTTTAAGCCATTTTCATTTGCCAATTTTAGAATTGTCGATTTGCTTTTACCTAAAGATAAGGAAACCTCGTTTAGCGATTTGCCTTTGTCAATTTGCCTTTTGAGTTTAGTGATATCGATTTGCTTTTTGTCGGCCATTAAAGATTCTCATAATGTTCTATCAATTTATCAATATACCATTTTGCCTTATTTAAGTCTTGGATATTGGCATTTTTGTCTTTGTGCCTATGAATGTATTTAATGGCTGAACCCTCTAGGTAGCTCGGAAACTCTTTGCCTAACTGTTGCTTTATGTATTCAATACATTCAAATTTGCCTTGATTGTAATGGCTCGGCCTATTTACAGGGTCGTGATTTGCTTTTTTGATTTGCCCTAATCTATCCCATTCTTGTGGTGTTACTTTATCTATACTCATTTTTTTTCTCCTTTTATATAATTTATTTGCCTGTCGTTGAAACGACCATTCTAAAAATCTATCTAATAATTTAACTGTAACCCTGTCTCTTATAACTTGACCTTTTTTAAGTTTAATAGGCATAAGTTAATTTGCCTTTTTGTAAATGTTTAATATCATTGTAATGAACTTTGATTATCTGATCTTTTCTTCCATATCTTGTATAAACCATATTGTAATCATTTTTGCTATTTGCAATTTGCCTTATGTTGTTACAGTAATCTAGCAAGTCTTTAGTTTCAAAGAAAAGAAAAGAACTCATGTCTATCACATCCATTACAATGTATTTGGATTTGCCTTTCAGCCATCCATCCTTACCATTTACATTTATAAGTTCCAACCATATACAATTTGTGTATCTGTTGCCTTTAACGTCTATAGGCACATCATTAACAAACATATCAATATGTTGATGCATGTCTTGTGATAAATTCGCTTTCACCACTTTTCTTCCTATGGTTTCAAGCAAATAGATCAATTTGCCTTCAGTCTGTTTTCCTTTTCTTAGGTCGTTTATTTGCTTTTGCATTTTTAAATATCTTATCCCAATTTTCATCTATCTTCTTTTTATCTTCTTTTCTTCTTTTACTACCCTTACCGCCATGCCATTTAGTCATGATCTATCCTCTTAAAGTTTACTGATTTATCTAGCCTAGATAGAATTTGCTTTGCTTCCATAAAATCTTTTGGTATGCATCTTAATAATTCTTCTATGCTAAATATCATCATATCGGGTTCATCTTTGTGTATTTTTACAAGTATTGGCTTCTCATCATCTGTATCACAGATTAAAGCAGTCTTCTTATCAAAGTTAAAACACTTACTGCTAGGCTGAATCATTATGTAGCCACTCTCTTCGCATTTTATATTTAAAGCAACAAATGCCCTATGCATCATATCAACCATTTGTATTTTCTTTTTGGGATGAGAGCCATATAGGGTGTTCTTTAAAAGAATCTCAGCTTTACAGAATTTAATCTCAAACTGTACGCCAACCATTTTAAAGATTCTCTTCCTAGAACCCCACTTTTCATAAGTCTCTTTTTCATATTCTCGCAATTCTTTCAATTTGCCTTCTAAAGATTCATCTATATAAGTTTTCATAATTTATCCAATTTGTCTATACATATAAGTGTGGAGTGTGTAGTCCTACGGACTACTACACACACACACACTCACATTATGTATCATTACACACACACACAGTCACACACACACTTACACACTTCATGGATTTATAATCTCGTCATCAGCATAATACCTATCCTCAACCAGTCTATAGCCAAGGCTCTTATCTGTTTTTTTATCCCTTTTTGCATGTATGACTATTCCATTTTCTTCCAACCTTTTAAAGCTGTTATTTATAGCATGCCTAGTAATATCTTTTCCGCTAGTGTTATATACCGCATGGTGTTTGAAATCTGCGGCAGTAAACCATTTATCACCATCCTCTTTATCTTTACCCATTGCATACATTAAATTTGCAATCTTAATATCTTCTGCATTATGAACAGCATCTTTGTCAAATTTATCTTCCAATTTTTCATCAGTAAGAACCAACAACCCTGAAGTGACATCAAGACCTTCTCCAGTTAAATGCTCCTCATGGAATTCAAAGTTTTTAGGTGGTATCTCCATGCCATCTTTGTTTTTGGTTTGCGACATCTTTACTAGCATTAAATTTGCATTATCAGGCTTTGTACCCTTTCTCTCAACCAAGAACTCACCATCAATACTAGCATCAAGCACAGAGCTACCCCTAGCTCTACCCTTATTACCTCTTCCTGTGTGGTGAACTAAAAGCACAGAGCAACCAAAGTCATGTATTAACTGATCTGCTGCTTTAACAAATTTATTAACCTCTTGGGCGGAGTTCTCATCTCCTGAGAAGTTTCGTTGGAATGTATCAAAAATAATTAAGCCTATATCCCCAACTTCTTCTTTAATAAGGTTTATTTCATTCTCCAACTTCTCAAACTCATCAGGCTCATTAATTCTTGAACCCCTGTTAGATAAAAACAATGGTGCACCCTTTAAACTACCAGTAAATTCATATTGCTCGTAACTGGCAAGCCTTCTACGAACTCCTGAGACACCCTCTCCGCACAGATAGAGCACAGGTGCTTTTTTAGTCCCATGTCCATAGAATTCTTCTCCTATGGCAACAGAGCAAGCCATAGCAATGGCAATAAACGATTTGCCCGATTTAGGAGCACCAAAAACAGTTATAAGCCTTTCTCTTTCAAATACATCAGTAATGAGCCAATCGTGGTTTACAACCTGTGACAAAACTTTATCTGCTTTCTCAAACCTCAAAGCACCTTTCGGTAACTTCTCTTTTTGATTGTTAACAAAAGACTCTAACTCTCTTGATGTAGTAAAGTAACCTGAATCTAAAGCATCATGCAAATCATCTTTATCCTTAAAGTCTTTAGGTGGGTTTATGATTTTTACCGATTTGCACCCTTTAGCCCTTAAATATTCTGCCATCTCATTTGCACATTTTTTACCAGCCTTATCATTATCAGGCCAAATCCATATATCCCTTTTTAAGACTGGAGTCCAATTAGCCTTTTTCCAGCTGTTAACACCACCATGCCATGTGCAAGAATCACCATCATAGAGTTTTTTGCAGGCCAATAAAGCCTTCTCACCCTCATTAATTATAATTGGCTTTTTTATTGCTTTATCTGTGTAATAAATTGGCATATCACCTTCAGGCCTTACCATTGACCATGTGTCATCTGCGTTCTTGCTAAATGGTGCGTATTTCTGCTTTATGTGATGCCCTTCAGGGAATCTCATAACCATAAAGCTATCGTTGTACTGCAAATTAACAACCGCCTGTTTGGACAAACCTTCAAGTTGCTCTCTATCAAAAGACCTAGCATTGCCCTTGTTAGTGTTATTTTGGGGGAGTCCACTAACGCTGAGTAAGGAGTCAGAAAGCAATGCTTGGTCGTAACCGAAACTTTTTAAAATGGTGGCCACATCTTGATTGTGATATTTAATTAAATCTGTAATACCGCCACCAACAGCATTCTCATGATCATACCAAGTTGCAGACTCTAGGTTTAAAGAAAAAGAGCCATGAGTACCCCACCGAAGTTCTTTCGATGAGATACTGCTTGGTTCACCTAGTAATTGCTTTGCAACTTCAGGTGCTATTCTCTGCCAATCAACTGACTGCATCAGAATGGTATATCATCATCGCTAAGTTCAGTCTTAGCTACCATTTCTGCTACTTTATCTGCTAGTCCCTCGTTAGGAGAAACAAAGCCATCGTCATCATCAGCAGGTGCATCAGGGTCTATATACCATTCAGGTATTGCAAGACCATCAAACCTCTCTGCCCATTTTGCACAACTAAAGTTACGTTCTGAGGTTGTGCCAGCACCCACCTGAATTGGCTTACACCCTGCATATTTAATTACAGGCAAAAGACCTGCGTTAGCTTCTCTTTGATTCCAAAATCCACTTAATGCTTTATTAAAAGCAGTTGATTCAGAAAAAGCAAAACTTTGCCACAACATAGCATTGCCGCCATGTGGCATTACCCATGCTGAAAAAGCCCTTCTCCAACTTTCGTCAGGTCTTTCTTCCGCAGCACCAAATTTGGCATCCCACTTATATTCATATTTATTAGCATATCGCCCCCAACCTGATTTAAAGGTATCGGGGTCTAATTGTAAAAATTCAAAATTTAATGGTGTTTTGCCATTAGCTAGAAACCCTTGATCTTTATGCTTAAAGTTCAAATAGATTTCAGGTTTATCTTCGGTATTGCTCATACCACCAAGTACGTCCATATAATACTCCTATTAATGTATCGTTAAATTTTCGATACTGTTTATATAATCAATTTCAAGTTGGGCATAACACCTTTCCTTAAAATTCTCGTAATCCTCATCATTTATGATTCCTAAGAACTCACAAGCAACTTGGATTTTTCCGTAGGATTCCCTACAAAACTCTTCAAAGTCCTCTTGTAGCAAATAACTATGTAAGTCCATTTGCCTTTTGTAAGACTTCATCTAACCTCTCACAAACTTCTGATAGCGGTAACATAGAGAACTGTGTCCAATTCTTTTCCTTAGACTCACCAATTAGGTAATTAGGAATGACACAATATATTTTCCTTCTATCATATTTATAAATTAATAATGGTATTAGGCTATCATTAGCACTCTCAACCGCTTGATTCCACCAGTCGTTTTTAAATACGTCTGTCTTACCATTGCCCTTATATCTTTTACATTCTATCGCTAGGTTTCCCCAGTAAATATCAGCCATGCCTTTAGTCTGATATTGATCTAAATTTCTTTTAACAGTATCGGTACTACCTTTAGATGCAAGATAAGTATTAATCTTATTGCATATAATTCTCTCAAAAGCTGCACCCTTGTTTCTACTGTTAATCGGCATCTATAATAATCTCTTGTTTTCCAGTGGCGTGATATGTAATTGTCAAAGTATTGCCATTCTTAACTTCTGTATATCCTGCTCCATTATTAACATGGAAATACCACTCGTCTTTTTCTTTGTTAAGTTTCAACCTTTGATTTTCAACAACATCTTTATACTGTGTCATTGTTTTTCTCTGCTTCATAAGTCACCATGCCAAGTTTAATTAACATTTGTGTAGCTTGCTCTATTGTTAGATTGTTTTGAATTGCAAAGATTTTTATATCTTTATGTAACTCCTCACCAATCCATAATGCTTTTTTTGTACTGTTATCCATTTCGACTCTCCATATTTATATTAAAATTAATTTTGCAATAAAGCAAAGACTTTATTACATCTCCATCCAAAAACCTTATACTATCCTTAAGGGCAAAGGATAAACTCTCCATATAATACTCTACTACTCTCATATCTTATTTGCCCTTACTCACAACACCAACTCAACAACATTAGGACTATTGTAAACAGATAGAGGTTTGCCCTTCTGATATTCCTTATAGTTCTCTAAATATGTTTCCATGATTGACCAACCAAAATCCATCTGCTCTTTAGTCATTTTGAATACCTTAGATGCATAAGGATATGTTTTTTCTTGTGCTACAAACACAAATGAATCTACTTTATACCCAGCCGCTTCCATGCCACGTCTATAAAATGATGCCTGTAAATCATATCTATACTTTTTAACTGACATTGCAAAGGCATAAGGTTCAACTGATTGTGTAGTCTTGTAATCAACAACCACTATCTTATCTTTTGAATCAGTATCATCTAAAGGTGGGCATATTAAGTCAGGCCTACACTTACACAAAACCTCATCTTCATACCAGTAGAAACTAGACTCTGCGACCTTACCTTTAGCATCAAGATAAGTATTACCTTCATAAATCATCTTCTCCTTCATACCTTCTATTAGTTCTACATCTGCTTCTTTAATTACAGTAAGACCTCTCTTCTCGTACTCTTCTTTGAGTTCTTTATTTGCCTTAGTGTATGGACTGCCAGTGATGACAACCACTTCCTTATCAAAGGCTTCTTGCCCTTCAACCAATAGTGAATGGGCAGCAGTTCCAAACCTCATTGCAGGTGTAGTCTCTTGCTTATGTTCTATTGCATGAAGCTGTGATTCACCAAACCTTCTAATATAA